TATGATTAAAACGGTGATTTTACATCATGGTTTTTGATAAATATCTGAATATCAGCTATATATATCTAATGTGTTGATGTATAAGCACTTATCTTCGTGCTAAAATTTTACGTTTGACACGTTAAATAGGACATGTGTAATGTAATGTTGCAAAACAGTTGCAAAAAAATATGGTAATATGGCAACATTTAAAGTGGTAGTTTCAAAGAAACGTTCTGATGGTTATTATCCAGTTTACATTAGAATACTGCATAACCGTCAAAAGTTGGTAGTTAAGACCGATAAGTTTGTAACAGACAAAGGATTGGTTAAGGGCACGAAAGAGGTGAAGGACTCATTCGTGCTCGCAGCCTGTATGAGCCAAATAAATGGCTGGGTTGACAAATTGAACAGACTTGATATAACTGACTGGTCTGTTTATAAGGTTAGAGATTACCTTTTGACTTCTGCACAGGATATTTGTTTTTCTGAATTTGCTCGTTCTTATCTTCAATCACTTTCTTTGCAGCCTTCATCACGCCAAATTTATGAAAGTGCTTTGAAACATTTGGAAAACTTTGCTGGTACTGATAAGGTAATGTTTTCGCACTTAACTGTACGTTTTCTGACAGCATGGATGAAAACCATGGAGAATAAGCCTAGTAGCAGAAATTATTATCCATCTTTGGTTAAGCGTATTTATTTGGAAGGTATCAAGAAATTTAATGATGAGGAGGCAGGTCTTATGCCAATAAAATTCAATCCTTGGAATAAGATAAAGATCGAGAAAAAAGCAGGTCCACACAAGCGTGCCATCACACTGGAGGAGTGTAGAAAGTTTTTTGCCGTTACTCCTGAATATCCACGGCAGCAGTTGGCTCTGGATGTTTGCAAGATGATATTGTGCTTGGCTGGCATCAATGTAGCTGACCTCATGAAAATGAAAAAGGTGGACTATTATGATGGAATCTTGCACTATGAGAGAAAGAAAACAAGTACGCGTCGTTATGATAAAGCGTATATAGAAATGAGAGTGCCGGATATGCTTTTACCAACCTTGGAGAAATATTTTTCTGAGGAAAGTGACCCTTATCTATTTATTTTTCATAAAATGTATTCCACTAATCGTTCTATGGATACGAATTTGATACATTTTATTAAAGCTATCTGTAAGAACTATTTGGGTATGCCTGATGATAATTTTTATACTCCTTATACATTCCGGCACACTTGGGCCACAGTAGCCCAGAATGATATTGGTGCCAACTATGCAGAGATTGGCTTTGCTCTGAATCATGCAACAGCTCATAGGATAACAAGCGGATATGTGAAGCCAGATTTCTCTAGGGCTTGGGAACTGAATGAGAAGGTGGTGGAGAAGGTCTTCTTTACCAATGATCCAAGCAGGCGAATGCAGGAGTATCATGTGCCTGAATTCGAAAACGTAGAGGAAATTTTTGAACTCTGTGCTGATGCTTACTTTATGGGTGAGGTTGTGGCTCATGTGGATGGCAAGGGCTATCGGAACACAGATGAGATAATAGAGCAGCTCATGGTCAGCATAAATGATACTGTTCCTAAGAACTGCACGATACAGATTAAGGTGAAGAATATCACCAAGAACCAGACGAAGTACTTTGAACGAGTCAGGGACATAAAATAGCTATTTTGTGTTAATACAGATTAAAATTGACCCAATATAAGTTAAAATAGAGCGTTTTTGCTCGATAACCAAGTCAAGGGTAGTCTTCTCTAAAGTTGAAGAAAATTTAGAGAGGGCTACCCATTTTTTATAATTAGCCATTATTAACAATTTTGAGATTTTTGATGTTGATAGTGGTTTCTTGTTTCTCAAATTTCTCTTCCAACTGCATGAAAGATTCCTCCACAGATAAGTTTCTGGATTCATCATTATTGAACGATACAGACTGTAGTTTTGGAGCCACGTATGGAAGGAACTTTGCCACCATCGACAGACGTCCGGCAGGCTCGTCAATCTGCATGAGATCCGTGAAAAGTGAATAGTTATTCTCATTGATACCATTGATGTAGCCAGTAAGGGCATCACGTAGGCTTTCACGCACACTTTTGGTAACCTTATTAGGTGTGCCAGCCTTACGTCCGCCAGTCTTCTTCCTCTTTGGCTTCGGCTCATTATTATTGTCTTGTTTTACTGCCATATTCTATTGATTTTTAATGTTTACTGATAGTTTTCGGGTGCAAATATAGGAAATAATTACGAAACTTGGTGTTCAAGTTGCGGAACTTATCACAGATAGGTAAGAAAAACGCATTACTTTTGAACAGTTTAAACATTAAAATTCGAATTTTATGGGATTAATTGGAAGTATTGCTGGTGGACTGACCTCTGCTGTAGGTGGTGCTCTAGCAGCTAAAGCAAGAAACAAGGGATATAATGATTATATCAACATGTTTCAAGACCGTATGCAACAGGTGAAGGATCATCGTGACAACTTGTATTATCAGGATCCTACTCAGTCAGCGGAGAATCAGGTAGCCGTGACCAATGCCCAGAAGGTATTGGATAATGCTACAGCAACCGCCAAGAACACCAATATTGTTAGTGGCGGTTCTGATGAAGCGGTTGCGCTGAGTAAGCAGGCTGCCCAGGAGCAGGTGGGTAATATCATGCAGCAGGCAGCCTTGCAAGGTGCTCAGACCAAAGAAAATGTGTGGAATACTGCTGATTCGCAGATAGACCAGATGACTAACTACATCGCCACTGCCAAGAAGGAAAAGGCTCTTGGTACTGCTAAGAATATCGCGAATGCTGCTGGTGGCTTGGCTGGAGCTGCAAGTGCATTGCCAATTTAAGGAAGGAGGTAATTATGGGATTTATATTGGATGATTTGGCCCTTAAACGTCCGGCAACAGCAGCAACTCCTATTACAGATTTCCCTTCTGATAATGTGGGGCAGCCGGAGGTTGCAGTACCAGTTCAGACAACTGATACAGAACCGGGAAAGGGTACAGCCATAGATACGACCGGTATTACTGGGAATGGTGGCAAGGAATCTTTTGCCAAGCAGCCAACCGAGGAAGTTACCAAGGTGGAGCCTAACCAAGGTATCAAGATAGACTGGAGCAGACCTTATGCCGAGATAGAACAGAATCCTATCTTGCAGAAGATGAAGCCTTATGACATTATGAGGGATTACCAGAAGAATGGTGATGGAAACTGGTCTGCCTTCATGCCTTGGCTTTCTTCACTTGGTGATGCCGATAAAACTGTGGCTGCAAATAAAAAGGCAGAGAATCAAGCCAAATGGGAACAATGGGGTAACCTTTTTATGCACTTGGGTAACTTTTTTGGTACAGTTCAAGGTGCTCCATCACAAAATATAGAATCTGCACAAGAACTTACTGATCGTCAACGCAAGATAAGAGAGGCAACTGAGGCTCTTCGTGCCAAGGGATATAACCAGATGATGGCGAATATCTGGAAGGACCGTCAAGACAAACAGGCACAGATGCAGGCAGAGGCTGCTGCAAAGGCAAATGACGCACTGGCTGCTTATCGTAGTTCACAGAAGAATCAAACGGATGCTCTCACTCCTGTAAAGGTCAATGAAGTGACTCAATCTGCAAGACAACATTCTACAGCTGCAGACTTGAATGTTTCAAAGAAGGAGACAGAGGATGCTTTGAGAGGCAAGAAGGGAAAATTACTTGATGCTAAAACTAATAATGCCAATGCCGGAGCTGCTGATCATAAAGCTAGCGTTAACGTTAAGGGAGCGCAAGTTAGGCATATCAATTCGCAAACAGAGGGACAGAATCAGAGGAATGCCAACCAGAAGGAGGCTGATGAATTCAACACCAGGTATGTGAATGACCCTGTTTTCAAGAAACATGTGAATGAATGGGCTACACACAATGGTATGGCTATCGGTGGTAATGCTACAGGAGAAAGCGCTGGCAGAGGTGGAACTTGGGCTAACGAGAAAAATCGCCAGCAGGCATCCGCTTACGCTAGGGCTAAGATGAAGTTAGACCGGACTCCTCCTTCTCGTAGAGGTAGGGGTGGCAGTAAAGTACCTCCTTCACGTAGAGGTGGCAGTAAGGTTCCACCTTCAAGGAGAAGAAAGTAACTTATTATTAATCAAAAAAAATAAGATAAGGTATGTTTGACGAGCAAGACAGACAATATTTTTATAATGAGTTCAAGAACAATGGCTATGAAGTAGGTAGCTATGATGACTTTAAAAAGGACTTGAACAACAAGGAAGATCGTGACTGGTACTACAATGAGGCCAAGAACATGGGGTATGATGTGGGAACACAGGCAGACTTTGACAAGATGGTGCTGGAGCCAGCTCCATCTACTTCTGGTGGTGGTAAGCAGGTAGATACTTCTGCTACGACTCAGAGTGTAGGGAAGAAGGCTTCTACTGAGACTAAGCCGCAGGTGGCTCAACCAACAAAGAAGCAGGAAACAACAGACAAGGAGCCTGGGCTTATAGCAAAAGCCTTGGGTATGATTCCTACTGGTGTTCAGACGAGCAACGGAACATATCAGCCATCACCAGAGATTCCTCAGCCTGTTGTAAAAGGTGAGGAAATGCCTGTGAAGGAAGAAGCTTCTTCTTCATCATCAGCTAATGCGGCTCCTGTTACAACACCAACTGGTGTGGTGAATAATGAGGGGTTAATGGATGCCAAACTTGCCAACTATATTGAGAACTGGAAGCAGAGACCGGATAAGGAGGGCGATTACTTTGCGAATATGGTTGCCGACTTGTTGGCTGATGGTACTGCCAATAGCAATGAGGAGGCAGTGAATATGGTGATGCCTGCTTTGTACAGATATGCCAACCGTTCTGCCATGGATGTTACCAACCAGGTAGTATCTTCTTTGCCTGATGATACGGTGCAGGATGCTGAGCAGAGTATCGATGCGCAATGGTATAGCCATGGTGTGCAGGATAAGTTGAAGCAGGAGGCAGACAGCATGGGTATCAGTTATGATGACTATGTGGCTCATTTCCTGAAGCCAGCTATGGTGCAGAGTCTGGTGAACAAATATGGTCCGAACTATCGCAATATAGCCGAGGGTATCGCTACTCGTCTCTATGCTCACGATGAGAATGTACAGGACAGACTGATGAACCAGGACATCAATGATGCGCTTTCTAACGTTATTAATAAATATGTGAGTCCATCTGTAGTGGATGAGTACAACAAGGCTCAGGAGGCAGGCAGTAAGGCCTTTTTGGAGGGAATGGAAGGAAGCCAGTTTATTCCGGCTAATCTTCGTCTTGGTACAGCACTTGGTGCTCAGTATGAGGCAAACGAGGCCAAGGATCCTGCAAAGGTGCTTTCTGGTTTGCAGCAGAAGTTTGGCCAACTCTACCGGAATCCGGATTTCTTGAATGACATGAGCAATGCCGCATTCAAGGTGATGCAGCGATATGGCTTGAATGGCGGTCTGACTGGTGATCCTAAGCAGTTCAAGCCGATGATCAATTCTGTTCTTAAGAATGAACTCGACCAACTGGAGATTAAGGGTATGATGCCTAAGGGTAGTGCTGAGTACATCATGAAGACTGGTTTGGGTAACACTATTGTGGGCAAGATTACTCGTAAGGCTGTTCAGACGGACTATCAGAACTGGCTGGAGGATATTGCCAATCAGCAGTATCAACCTGGCTTTTGGGAGAACGTGGCTAGTGGTGCTCTGACCTTTGCAGGTGATGCCTGGAGTTATTGGTTGCCGGGAGCAGCAGGTGGCAAGTTGACCAAGAGCATGATTGCCAAGGCTGAGGGCAGACTGGCTGGTGACCTCATGGCTAAGGGCATGGAGCGCAGGGTGGCTGAGCGAGCTGCAAAGGTGCTTATCGGTAAGAGTAAGGCCGAGACTTTGAAGAGTGGAGCCGTGCATGGTGCTGTTACCTTTGGTGGTCAGTCGGCTATTTCAAAGCCTATTGATGAGGTTTATCGCACTGGTCAGTTTGACGAGAATGGCAAGATTTACAATCCTTCTGTGGGTAAGGTTATCGCTAATACTTTGGGCGAGGTGGCTAAACAGACAGCCGTAGGTGCTATCATGCAGGGTGGAACCATCGCTAACATGGTAGGTAAGGGCAGAGGCTTAGCTACCAATATTCTGGCTGATGTTGGTGGTAAGGTTGCGGATTCCGGTATTATGACCGGTCAGCAGTTGTTGGAGCGTATGGCGCAGGATCCGAACTTTAAGCCTACAGGTAAGGATGCTGCCGAGAGTTTCTTGGAGAGCATGGCGAACCTTACTGCTATCGGCTTGCCGGGCATGGTGGGCAAGTATGCTCGATTCAAGGACGCAAGGGAGTTTAACAAGAAGTTTGACTTCACTGATCAGAATATTGCCGAGTTGAAGAGATTCGGCTATGATGGTCTTCGTGATGCTTTTGAGAAGGTGGGCATCGGGGAGTATGCTGTGGTTGGTGAGAATGCTCAGCGACTTGATGGGCAGTTAACCCAGAAGTATATGGACCTGATGAACGACAAGAGTGTTCCGGAGGTGTTGAAGGCTAAGATGATGGCAGTTGTAGAAGGCAAACGACCTTCTTCTTTCTCGCCTGTTATTGATAGCGAGGTATATAGAGGTGACGATGGTAAGTACTATTTGGAAACCTATAATAAGGATGGAGGCGTAATCGACCGCAAGGAGTATTCTTCTCATGATGCTGCACGTAATGATGAGAAGAAACTTGAGTATGAGAAGACTCTTGGTTTGGCTTCTGTGCTGGAAGGTGAGTTCCACAATGAGTTTACGCAGGAGCATCTTGAAGGCTTATACAACAAGGCAGCCCAGAAATATAATATGGGTGAGAAATTGACAGATGAGGATAAGGCAGCGGTTTATCTTCATCAGAATGCTGGTGCCATCAAGGAGATCATGGATAAGCAGCAGAAGGGTATTATCCTTACTGATGAGGAGCAGAAGCAGATTAATGCCTATCGTCATTATTATGACAGTGCTTTGGAGAACAGTTCTGTGATGAGAGAGTTTGTCAACACGTTTGAGGATTCCCATGGCGTGGTGCGCGGTACACTTCGTAAGGCTTTGGAGTCGAAAGATAAGAAATATGCACCTTTGGTGGAATCTTATCTTAAGGAGCTTTACAACTCCATCGAACTGAAACGTGAAATGAAGCAGACGATGGATGATCTCTATAATACTTCACATGGTAATGAGCAGAAGAGGATTGAGCAGGGTGGTGTTGAGGGTGAAAAGCCTACAGCTCCTGTTGAAGGTTCTGCTGGTGGTCAGGAGCCTCCAGTTTCAGAAGGTCCTTCTCCTTATCAAGGTAATACCGATGTTTCATCTGGTCAAGGTGAAGGCGTTTCTACAGTAAATTCAGATAACTCATCTGCTGATGTTATTACTTCTGATGCTTTTGTTATGGGACAGAATGCCTATAAGAATGGGGATTCTGAGGCTTTGCAGGCTATCGATTATAATAGTGATTTAGCTACAGGACGTTTGAAGCGTGCTTTTGCTGACAATGAGAAGATGCCTGATATTGTAGCCAATGCCTATAATGAAGGTAGAGATATGGAGCAGTTTGTGGCTCAGCGTGCAAGTAGTTTGACTCCAGCACAAAAAGAGGCTATCAGTAAGTATGTAGAGGCAATGGATGCCAAGAAGGGTGCTATTGATGCTCTGCAGCATGCCGATGATGGCTATGGTGAGGCTTTGAAGGAACAGCTCTGGCCATACCAGACGGAAGACGGAAACATCATGCCAGCTACTCTGGATAGCGGAAAACAGGTATTCCTGAAGAAGGCTAACGAATATGGTGGAGCCTTTGTTGTCGTTCCTGATGAGCAGGGACAGCCTACAATTAAGCAGGTATCTAATGCCGAGATTAGAGAGGTGGGCACTCCTGTTCCTCTTGATGAATACATTGAGAGTTCTTTGGCTCAGCAGAAGGATGCAAGAAATAAGCAGTTTATCAGCCAGTTTGATGGCAGCGGTTTGAAGCCGAATGACCAGGTTACAGTTGCCATGGAGGAGGGTGATGCTAATATCAACATGACCTTTGCCGGATATAGCGAGGACGGAAAGATTGTGCTTACTGATGGTAAAGATTATCTTCCCCTGTCTAAAGAAGAGTTTGCTGCATGGCGCAAGAATGCGCTTGATAACACAATTAATGAGCACTTGGATCGAGAGGATGGTGAGCGTGAAATAGCAGAGTTGAAGCAGGCTGAGGCTGATAAGAAGGAACGATTTGCCAAAGGCATCGTGGGATTGAGCGAGGGACATCCTGATTATTCTTCAAAAGATACAGACGCAAAGGTGGCTGCTGAATATTTGCAGGAGCAGTATGGTGAAGACCATGGCAAACTTTTGAATCTGGTTAATGGCAGCCGTGATGACATCAAGACTCAACTTGCCAACAAGAGGAAGGCTGCTGCTGAATATCAGAACTGGCTTGATACAAATGCCGATCTTGACCCGGAAAAGGCTAAGAAGGTGGAGGATGAGTTGAGTCTGGTTAATGAGCAGATTGCTGATCTTGATGCTCGTTTCAAGAACTGGAATACTATCCGCAACAGCGTGATGACTCCTGATGAGGTGAAAGCAATGACGGAGGAGCGCAAGGCTGAGGTGGAGAAGGCTGGTGTTGATGAAACTGCCATCGTGCCATCTGATGATTTCCATGTGCTCGTACTTGATGATAAGGAATTGAAGAAGCAATATCCTACTATGGATGAGGCTACCGACTATATTACCTCTCAGCGCAAGGACATCTATCATACCCAGGAGGATGTGGAACGCAAGATAAATGGTGTGAATGATATGCTGGATCAGTATATCAATGGCGAAACAGAGCTGGACCCTAACCAACTTATGGAATTGAATACAACAAAGGCTCAGCTGGAGGCTCAGCAGTCTAATTTGTCGGTTGCAGCAAAGGGTTTGAAGGCTCAGGCTAATAAACTCAGCAAACTTTATAAAACAGAAGTTAGCCAGCAGGAAATGGAGGAACTGGGTATGACTCCTTCTGAGCAGCGTAAGGTTCTTGCGTCTGATGCCATCAAGAAGAATGACCTTGGAGCAATAATAAAGATATACAAGGATGCCTCTGTTGATATTACGGACTTGACTCCTCAGACTCTTGAAGAGGCAGTATCAGAATATTTGAGTCCTCATAGCTTGAATCCGGAATCTCTTCAATATGAGTTGGGCAAGAGTAATTTTAAGTTTGGTATTGGCAAGGGGTATGATTCTAATAAGTTCAATTATCTTATTGCCAAGAAAGGAACCGGTATGTCGGTTAACGAATTTGCTGTGAAAGTATATAATGACCTTCCTGTAAACTTGCAGGATATGGGATATACCGACCAGGATGTTCGTAATACCCTTCTTGATATGTTCAAGTCTTATGACAGCGTGAAGGAAATGAAAAATGTGGCTCTGATGAACCGCATAGCAGCTGCAGAAGATGAACTTGCAAGCGAGGAAGAGTATTACGAAGCACAAAAAGAGCGAGAAATTATCGAAAGACAGGTAGAAATTGAGAAATATAAATCGTATATTCACGAAAAAGAGTTATCTTTGCCGTCTGAAAGCGAACTTGATTACATCAAAGGACTTGAATTTGACCGTATGATGGAGATTGAGGATCGTGAACGAGAGTACAAACAATATGTCAAATCAATTTTACCAGAATTAGCTGATTATGATGACAGAAGCAATGAAGAAGGATATGGAGGAGGCAGTAGCCTGGGTAGCGACTCTTCACGGAGAGGAGTTGATGAAGGAAATAGCCAAGGCGAAGAAGTTGGTAACGGAGAAGCATCTTCTGAGTCCGAGATTGGAGAAGGCTCTGATAGCGGACGCAAAGGGCGACAAGAGGTTAGCAGCATGGAACCTGGCGAAGGCTCAGTTGTTCGAGGCTCACATCTACCGCAAGAAGCATCCTTCGGAGAACGTTTAAAGAGTGCCATTGCCGAGACTGAGACCGAACCTACAGAGGCTCAGAAGAAGGCAGGAAACTATAAGAAGGGGCATTTGACTTTTGGGGGATATGACTTTACTGTTGAGACTCCAAAGGGCGTGACTCGCAGCGGTAAGGATGAGCAGGGCAAGCCTTGGAGCGTGACCATGCACGATACTTACGGCTATATTCTGGGCAAGATAGGCGTGGATGGTGACCATATTGATATGTTCATCAATGATGCCGCAGACCTTGATACTTTTGATGGTAACGTTTATGTTGTTGACCAGGTGAACCCAGAGACTGGTGAGTTTGACGAGCATAAGGTGATGTATGGCTATCCTTCTGAGGAGGCTGCTACAGAGGCTTATCTTGCCAACTACTCCAATGGCAGGAAGGGACTTGGTAAGGTTACTTCTGTGCCTAAGGCTACCTTTGACAAGTGGCTGGAGTCTTCTGACCGCAAGACTAAGCCTTTTGCGGAGTATGCTATGGTGCAGAAGGAACAGGCAAAATTTGATCGTGATGTGAAGGAGGTGGAGCCATCTGAAATGACGGAGGCACAGAAGGTGGCTTATGATGCCGTATCTACTATGCTTAAGAAGGCTGGCATTCCGGTGAAGGTGGTTAGCAATGAGGATATGGAGAAGGTGGCTGAGGCGCAGGATAACCTGAATCTTGCCATGCTGCTGAATCAGCCTGAAATGAGATTTAAGATCAAGACACCGGAGGAGAAGCAGGCTGCCGAGAATGCTTATAACTTTGCCAAGGAGTTGCGCCCGGATAAGTGGAAGCAGTATGCCGTGGTGGATATGAGCAATCCGATTAAGATGCCGGAATACTTTGAGAAGCAGGAACTGGCTAGAAAGGAGCGTTCTTACTATAATAAACTTATGTGGGGTAACTACAAGGTTTTCAATCTTGATAAGAGTTTTGAGGACAATGTGGCTGGGCTTACTGGCTCATTCCCTTCGGAGTTTGATCCATATAAGATTGACGAGCAGACCAATAAGAGGAATGAGTTGAAGAAGCAGATGAAGGAGACTGAGGAGGCTTATAAGTCAACCGGGCAGGAACGTAAGGAGTATCAAAATCAGCTGATGAAGGAGTACATGGATGAGCATGGACTGGATTCTGAAAACGATATTCCTGATGATGTTTGGAATGATTGCAGGAATAAATCCTTTGAAAAATATCAAGATAAGCTTGATTCCTTGTTTGCGAAATATAAGGATTTGGATAGACAGTTGAAGGCTGTAGCTGAGCCTGGAGTGAGATTCTTGCGTACTTACCATGGTACTGGTGCTAGCTTTGACAAGTTCGATTTGTCTCATGCCTTGCAAGGTGAAGGTAGTGAGACCTTTGGCCATGGTGTGTATGTTACAAACTCTAGAAAGATTGGAGAAGACTACGCAAGTCGTGCAAAGAATAGAAAAGCGAATAATGCTATTTTTTATCCGAATATGGGTTCTCCTATTGCTGATAACTGGTATGCGTACTTTCTAAAGACAGCAAATAGTGAGTCTCTTGAAGATGCTAAGGGGTTCGTTTTGAAAGAACTTGATGTAGACATTAAAAGTGATGAAGACAGACTGAACCAAAGTAGTATTTCAGAAGAAAAACGTGCTCATATTGAGGCAAACTTAAAGGAAGAAAAGCGTATTCGTGAAATCATTTCCAACACCAAAAAGGAAGATTTGCCTAATATTTCCAGTGCCAACCTCTATGACGTGGATATTCCTGATGATAATGGCAGCAACTATCTGGATTGGGATGCTCCTATATCTGATGAACTGATAGATAAGGTAGCTAAAGCACTACCTTCTTTGCGTAGCTATGATATCAAGGTCTTAAAGAAGGATAGAACCTTTGATAACTTCTATAAGACTATTTCAATGAGAAGTGTTAAGGATGATGCAGTCTTCAATGATGATAAGGCAGCAAGCAAGCTTCTCGCTTCTCTTGGCTACACTGGCATCAAGTATAAAGCTGGTCGTAACTTTGGTGGTGCCAAGGAAGGTGATTACAACTATGTTATCTTTGACGAGAACAATGCCAATATCGTGGGTAATACTAAGTTTGCGCAGGGTAAAGGTGTGGTTTATGGCTACACTGATGGCAAGCAGATTGTGCTGAACCAGGAACATCTGAATCCTAATACTCCTATCCATGAGTATCAACATCTTTGGCGTACTGCTGCTAAGAAAATGAATCCGGAACTTATAGAGTATGGTGATAAACTCATCATGCAGACCCAGCTATTTGCCGATTTGAAGCAGGATCCTAACTATAATCATCTGACAGATGAGCAGATTTGCGATGAGGCTTTTGCTCGTTTGACTGGTGAGGACGGAGCTGCCATCCTGGAACAGATGGCTAAGGATGCTATCAAGGAGAATCCGCTTGATACAGCCAAGGAACTGAGTGTTATCAATAAGTTGAAGGAGTGGCTGAAGAAGTTCTGGTATTGGACTCTTGATACATTTACGAAGTGGAAGCCTGAGGACATTAAGAAAATGACCTTGGAGGATATTCGTAACCTTGTGCTAAGGGACTTGGCGAATGGTGTGGACCCACGCAACGTGAAGTCTCGTATGACTAAGGAAGATGCAGTTTCTTTGCGTAAACAAATGGAAGATAATGCTGAACAAGAGCGAATTTTAGAACATACGGAAGAGAACTGGCAGAAAGAATTTGGCAAGGATAGTCGTGTTACGACTCCTATTGGAAGTATCAAACTTGGTGAAAACCAATATAAGAAAGCAGGAAGAAACGACCGAATCAAAAGATTTGGTTTGTTGAAGCCTACCTTGGAGCGTCCTGACGTTATCTTGGAGAAGTCTGCACCAAAAGAAGGTGCGGAACGACAGACTAAATATCTATTTATCAAATCTTTTAAAAAGGCAGATGGAAATAAGATTCTGAACTATGAATCCATAACAGTAAAGCAGGGTGAAGAGGAAGTGGCGATTAGCGCACATCAAATAGATCCTTCGAAAGTTGTGAAAGAATTGACGGAATCAAAAGTGCTATGGAATCGTTTCAGAGGCGATTCTAATTCCTTGGGCGAGAATCAAGGTTCGGCATTAACTCCATCCGCAAATAACCCAAGCGGAAAGGATAGCGTCCTGAATCCTCATAGCGGTGCAAAGATAAGAAATAATATCGAAACTGCCAAGGGAAATGGTGGAAATTTATCTGTGGAGGATAAAATAAAGGCTGTATCTCGGCAATTTGGTGTAGATGAGGCAGATGTGGCGATGTATGCCAATGCTATTAAGAAGGGTTCTACTGCTGAGGCTGCACGTGCCAGAGCCAATATCAAACGCCATCTGTTGCAGGCAAATGAAGATAAAATTTCCTCTTTAAAGGAACTTCTTAAGTACACTAAGCCTGTAAATGAAGCCTTGAAGGAGAGTTTTGGTGACGTTGATGCCATGATAGAGGAGCGCGTGAAGCAGGTGGAGGCGCAGCGTAACGCTATGGAAGCCGCAAGAAAGAGAGCTGAGGAAGAGGAGGCCAAGCGTCAGAAGCACCTGAAGGAACTTTCTCTGATTCCTGATGATCAACTTGACAAGCAGTATATGGATGCTCTCGCCAAAGGTGATGATGCTACTGCCAGGGAAATGCTTGATGAGGCTGCCAGACGCAAGGGCTATGATGATACAGAAAGTTCATATCAGGGTGTAGGCGCATGGAAAGCACCGGGAAACCCTGGATATGAAAGCGACAAGGCGAGACGTGATGATTGGGAATCCAGTGGCTCGGATGTGAACCTGGAGGATATGGCTTTGGGCTATACTCCTCAGCCGGATGATTACTTCTCTCATCCTGAGCGTTATTCACAGAACACTCCTTATGGATTGGAATCTGTGAAAGCTATCAATACGGCTATTGATGCTATTAAGAATGGCGAGAAGGATGTTAAGGTAAAGGTTTATCGTGCTGTTCCAACTTCTGTGAAAGAAGGAAAGTTGCGTAATGGTGACTGGGTTACTCCTTCTAAGAAATATGCCGATATTCATGGAAATAATCGATTGGAGGGTAAATATCGTATCATCGAGGATGAAGTGCCTGCTACTCAACTGTGGTGGGATGGTAATGACGCAAACGAGTTTGGCTTTGATGATGGCAAGGAGTATAAATACAAGAATGCCAAGAACAACAGAAAGTTGAACGACCTTGTTACCTATGATGATAAGGGTGATGTTATTCCTCCTTCTAAGCGCTTCAATTCTCGCAAGAGCGATATTCGATTCCATCGAGTGACTGAGCCGGAGGAACTGGAGAGGCTGAATAAGGAGAAGACTTTCCGGATGTATAGCGGAATGCAGGAGGTGGATGGTAAGCTCTACTCGCCTATGGCTGCCATTATTGACGGAAAGCGTACTGATGCTACCGAGATTGGTGCCTGGATGGGGGCTGATGAGAGACCTGATCTTGTGAAGGGTGGAAAGTTCCAACTTGTGAAGACCGACAAGAACCCTGGGGCAGGAGAAGGGCCAGTGCGTGCTGCCTACAATCCTTATATGCATACTTCCACTTCGATGATGAACGACCAGTTTACCGGGGCTTATGCCAGAGGTAATATCAAGGTTGTGGAATGGGAGATTCCGGAAAGCGAGAAGACAAGCGGCTACCGTGCTGAGGGTGCAAAGGATGCCGTGGGACTTGTGCCTTGGCATTCGGGTTCCGTAAATGGTTTGTTGCCGAAGGACAGACAGAGGTCGGTGATGTTGTCTCGTTGGAGAAAGGCGGTGAGAGTAGTTCCTGATTCTGAGGTGGCTGAGAGTATTGCTGAGCAGCTGGAGGGTACTGGACTGGCTATTCCTTGGAACGTGGTTACTCCTAACCAGGTGAGGGAGTTGGTTAAACTGGGTGTGCCTATTACTACCGTTGAGTCGGGACTGCAGGCTCCTGAGACTAAGGAGAAGTTTATGGCTCAGATGGAGGAGTTGAAGAAGGAGTTTCCGCAGGCTCAGTTCGTTGACGTGAAAATGACCAAGGACGCTTATAAGGAGTGGGGAATTTTGAAATTCTCTCTTGGTGAGAAGAATGGCACAGATGTTGCTGATGAAAATGGTGATAGTATGAACAAAAATCCAAATAAAAATGTTATCACCAGAAGAATTGGAAGCCGAGCACAGGCGCAAGCAAGAGTTAATGAAACGTTGGGAGCAGCAGCCGCTGACTTTCGAAGAGATCAAACAGCAGCAGCTAAGAATCAACAAGGCACTTGGGATAGAGGATCCGTACTTGGGCATGTCATTCGAGCAGCTAAGGCAAATGCATCTTTCATCCCTCAAGAAGAACTCAAAAAAATAGTCGGTGAAACTATTGGCCATGGAGAAGAGAACTATGTTTATCATGCAAAATATGATAATCAGAAGGTTATCAAACTCAATGATTTCACCATGACGGACAATCTTTTCCGCATCAATGAGTTTATTGACCGCATCAATGCTCATAATGAGTTCATGCCAGAGGATAAATATACGCCTTTGGGGTTTGCCTATAATCATAAAGGAGACCCATGTATAGTGATGGAGCAGCCTTATTTGAAGGGTACTCAACCAACAAGAGAAGAAATCTGTCAGTACTTGATGGATCATGGCTTTAAGTTGGATATGATTCAGATTAGTGCAGATGAATCTGATATAGGCTGGTCAAATGGCAAGTTTGATTTATGGGATGCTGAGCCTAGAAATGTAATCAAGGATGAGAACGGAGATTTGCACTTCTTTGACACTATGATTCAGCATACTTATATCCCTAATCATAAAAATCAACTCCGGTTGTCGAAACCTTCTATCCGTACTTTTGAATCACAAGGAATGATGGATTCAGCAGCAAGGGTACAGAGAGTGGCAAACGTATTGGGCGGTGCTGAGGCTGTGACCTATGCTTCAAGCGCTGATGTGCCAGAAGAGTATCGCATTGCTATAGAGCAGGGCGCTAGGGGATGGTATGACCCTACAACGCACACTGTGCATGTTTATCTGCCTAACTGTGCTGATGCCAACGAGGCGGAGAGAACGGTGCTGCATGAGAAGATAGGCCATGAGGGCATGGAGGTGCTGCTGGGTGGCGAAGATGAGGTGAGAAAATTCGCTAACTTCGTTTATCGTTCCGTAGGTAAGGATGTTCGAGGCAAGATTATTGACTTTGCCAATAAATATGATCCAGACTGGAAGAACCCTGATCGCATGAATATTGGAACGCAGGAGTATATCGCTCATTTGGCTGAGGAGGGTCCTAAGACTGCTGAGGACTTTACTCTTTGGACTAAGATTAAGCATTACCTTATCCGATTTTTGAAGAAACTGGGTATTCGTGTGCCTGGACTTCTCAATGATAAGGATTTGAGATACTACCTGATGAAGGCTGGCAAGGCTCTCCATGTTTGGGACAATATGCCTAAGGAGAAGCAGGAAGCTATGATGAAGCAGGCTAGCAATGCTGAAATCAAGGACTCGCTGGGTGAGGGAGCCAAGAACGGAAAGCCTCGCCAGAAGAAGGGCGAAAGCACAATTCAATACATGAAACGTGTACAGGAGTGGCGCAAATGGCAGAATGCACGCGAGGATGAGAATGACCCTGAGCCTCCTATGTTCTACGACATCGACAAGGATGAGGAAGGCAAGAAGGAATGGGCACAGCTCAATAAGGACTGGCGTGAGCGACACCATCTTGCAGGCGAGGAACCTATGGGGATGCCTATCCGTATGGAAGGCGAAGAGGATGGCGCCTACATGACTCGTATTCACGAATATGAGAAATGGAAGGAAGCCATGAAGGACCAGGAAGAACCTATGCCTGATATGTTTGCCTACGAAAAGAAAAAGCAGGAGGAGGTGAAACGCAAGTATGAGGACTGGTTGGCCAGACATGAGCTTCTGGAGCAGCAGCAAGCCGATCTGGACTTGTATGAGGGTAAGATTTATCCGGCAGAGACCAATCCGAAGGCTGATGACCTGGAACAGCAGGTGATGCAGGACTTGGCTGAGGTGACCAGTACGGACGTAAGCAAGGAAGGTGCTGCCAAGACCGTGAAGCATGCCGTTATCCATCGTAGAAAGAATATGGAGGAGGCCAGTGCGTATGATGCCATCTACATCAATGATGTGAAGAACAGAATCGAAAAGATGGCTGACAGCGGTGCTTTTGACAAGTTGCTTTCTGACTACAAGGGCAAGCCTAACCGGGCAGAGAAGCTGGCTGAGGCTATACCTTATATAATAGAGGCTCCTAGACGTTTGCGTGACCTGGCGCACGATTTGAACGCTACTGGTGCTTTTGACAAGGGACATATCCATATCCAGCCGGCAGATGTTGAGGCTATCCAGCCTTTCGTGGCAGATTTGATTGCTGAGACAGGCAAGAAGCATACCGAACTGAAAGATGGCAAGGAAGTGGAGGTATATGATGATCCGCAGGCTGTGGGTGAGGTGGCCAGCAAGATGGCACAGACCATCAATGCCAATCATCAGGGTGAGGAAGGTTTTGTACCTATTGATGGTTCTGATATTCTGAGCGAGCATGTATTGCCACTGGTGAAGCAGCAGATTGTGCCTGAGGGTATTGATTACAAGAATCTCTCTCCTGATATGAAGAATGCTGTTAGGTCTATAAGAGATTGGTATGATTATTTCTACGACTGGTTGAAGGATAATCACACCTTAAGAGAGGACACCGGATATAATGCCGACTATGTAAACCATATCTGGGATAAAGAGAAGAGCGACAAGCAGGCTTATGCGATGTATGTGGAGAACAGACAGCGCACAAAAAGCCCTAACGAGAAGCCGAGAACAATCAGTACCCTGATGGAGGGTATCAGCGTGGGACTTGTACCTAAGACTACCGACATCACGAAGATGATGGCTTACTACAGCAGAAGCAATATCGAGGCTTGGGTTAACAAGACGATGCTGCAGGAGTTGAGCGGATTGAACGTGATAGAGCGGAATGAGGACGGAGAAATCATTTCTTCTGACCCACTGCTTTCTTCTACGCCTCCTTTTATCCTGGAGCAATATAAGTACTTTGAGATTCCGGGCGTAGGCCCTGTATGGGTATATAATGTATCGCCTAAGCAGATGAAGGTGAAGAATCCTATCACTGGCAAGGAGAGGGTGCTTTATAGCGAGGCGAGTGCCGGGGACAGATTCGGGGTTGTATTCGAGACCTATCAGTCTTCGCCTTTCTGGAAGGCGTTTGATACGCTTGCTTCGAGTGCTAAGAAACTGGAGTTGGGCTTTAGCGGTTTCCATGCCGGAGCATTGACGGAGGTTTATATGGTACAGAACATGGTGGAGTTTGGACCTAAGAAGACTATGGCCAACTTTATGAAGTATATCTTTGTAGATACGATGAAGAATCATCAGTTGCCTTGCTTTGCCAATCCTGAGGACTTCCAGGAGGCTGCTACCCACTTGGTGAAGTTTGGAGCGACCAACGACTATGCTGCAGCAGATGTGCAGAACATGTTTGATAACTTACGTGATTTTGCACAAAAGCTACAAAAAAAGTTGGAAGAAAGAGGAAATATAGGAACTGCAGCTGGAGCAGCCACTATTCCTTTTGAGATTGCTACTCAGATGGTATCTATGTTGAACAAAGGTATGGATGTGGCTTTGTGGGATTTCCTTCATGATGGACTGAAACTTGCTACTTACCGCATGAGAGCTGATAGAACCAAGGAGCGTGCTAAGAAATATGGCTGGACGGACGAGCAACTAAGCAAAGCCCTGGACGAGGACGGACAGTTTGTGAACGATATGTTTGGCGGTCAGCACTGGGACATCGTTGGAGCAAGTCAGCGAACAATAAGAATTGCAGGAAGATGCCTACTCTCTCCAGATTGGAACAAATCAACAACTAGCCATTTCCTGGCTATTACAGGTTTTGGATCAGTTTGGAACGAAGCGACCTTTGAAAACTTTAAGGAGTATTACAAGCATTTGTGGGCAGCAGCTAGAGGAAAAGGTGAGTTGACTCCTGAAGATTGGGGGCGATTCTCTAGACAAAAATCTGCTTTACTCTGTTATGGTATCGGATTCATGGTGTTCTATGAGGCTTTTGCCAATGGCATCAATGCTGCTTTCCGTGCCTTGGACGAGGAGAAGGAGCGCAAAAAGGCTGAGGAGATCAGGAAGACCAACCCAAGCTATAAGAGTATGTATGAACTTGCTTATCCTGATGGTATGAAGTGGTATGACTATCTGATGCGTGGAAATAGCCTTGGTCAACAGAGCAAGATCTTTATGGGCAGATATGCGGACGGAACGGAAATGTATATCAGACATGGTAAGCAGTTCCGTGAGGTTCCTGAATACCTCTTCAACCATAAGGGTGAACTGGAGTTCCCTGGACCTATGGTACAGCGAATGATAGGTAAGGCTAACCCTATGGTGAGAATGACCTTGGATGACATAAACTATCTGAGCGATTTCCAAGCCAGCCATGCGGATCAGGAGATTCAGCGCAAGTATGGCAAGACCATCGGACTGCTTTATAAGGATGCTTTGTACTGGGCGCCTTTCCTGATTCCTAGTCAGGAGAATAAGGAGTTCAAGGCTGTGGATTTCTTCTTCCCATCATCGAAGGGATTCTCTCCATGGAAGGCTCAGAGCTACTTCAAGGACTTTATCCTTAGCGGTGACATGGAGGGCGTGGTGATGACTTATCAGAGCTGCCAACGCAACGGTATTGATGCTGAGGCTCAGATTAAGGCTGCCATCGGCAGTGTGAAGGCACTGGAGAGTGCAGAAATGAATGATGGCGTGACTTCGCTGCAGGTGGCTTGCAAGCGCTTTGATGCTGCCAAGAGTATCACGGAAAAGAAGAAGATGCGCCAGAAGATGAAGAAATTCCTCTCGCAGAGTGATTACAAGGCTTTCACCCAGAAGGAGGCTCTGGACATGGTGCAGGGTTATCTGAACGGTGATGAAGACTTGAAGGAAATGGAGAAGGCTGAAAGCAAGTACCTGATGAAGGCTAAGGCAGAGGACGTGACGGAGGACTGGAGAATACAGAACGTCTGGAACGGAACCATGGAGACTTATCAGGAGTATCAGCGCTTGAAGGATGTTGATAAGGCGAAGGCAAATGCCTTTAAGAACAGCAAGACCAACAAACGGCTGTTTGCGGCTAGAAAGGCTATCTCTGCTGCAAGAAGAAAGATGAATAAGGCTAAGAAGCAAATGGATGGTACAAACGATGCTGCCAAACTGGTAGAGATTCGGAATACCAGAAAGGAGCTGCTTGAAAAGCTGAACGGAATGGAGTAGCCTTCGGGCTACTTCACTTTAGGAAATGTTCTATATTTCTACAAACAGAAAAAGGGACTTGCTTCACAGCGAGTCCCTTTTTGATAGTCGTAAAATTCTAAATTCCAAATAAATTTTATTTTTAAAAAAAAGATTAAGATCGTATTTTGAAAATTGAAGATGTTGGAGCGATGTTATCCGAGAGAAGTACCAGATGCTTTATCTGGTTCATTTTTTGGTGTTGCCCAGCGTATGTAATCAGCCATGCTGTCATCCATGCGCTGCTGCTCACTCTTCGGATTCTCCTTCTTTTCCTTTCCCCAAAGGCGTCTGGCAATATCATCCAAACACCACTGCCAATCGTCTCGAAGAGTGATGACCTTGGAACTTGGCATGATGGTGACATCTGCCTTTGGTGGGTCAACATGCTTGGTGTTGCCATCCTTATCGGTCTCCTCCTTGGTACTGAGAGAGGCGAAAGGCACGTTATTGTCGTTAAGGAACTTCTCCACATCCTCCTTCTTGTTGTCGCAGAGAAGAATGCAGACGGAAACCTTATTTTTCTTCAAGGTGGTGAGGGCTTCTTTCGCCTTGCCTACCATGGAGAGGTTGCCTTTATCATCTTTAGTAATGACGCAAGCTTCATGTACATTGATTGATTTACCCATGATTTAAAACGTTTTAAATTGAAATGCGGAACAAAAATAAGGAGAAAATATGAGAAAGTAATGTTAAGTTGCGCAACTTATCACTAATAAGCGAGAAAAATGCGGTATTTTTGGCGAAAAATTAAGAATTATGGTTGACAATCATGTAATAAATGACATATCGAACTATGCAGAGCCGGGACCAGACTCACTTGAAGGAGTGAGCCGGGAGCGGTTTACGCAGAGCGAAAGCAATCTTCGGTTGCTGCAATGGGCTTGCCAATACTTCTATGATGGTGCAGAACTGAGAAAGAAGTGGAAGCGAGCGCAAGACTTCGTGATGGGAAGACAGTTGGAAGAGCTGATAGAATGGAACGGAAGAAAGATTACCATCCGGCAGTATATGGAACTGAAAGGTATGCCAATACTGGAATACGATGTAATCGGAGACAAACTTCTTTCGCTCGTTGGTCTTGTGCGCCAGCAGCGAAGTACTGCGACATGTAGTGCCGTGGATCCAAACGAGGAAGACTATATCAGTTTCTTCAATGAGTATCTTCGTCAGAACGACAACTTGAACGACAGGCAAGAGTTAGATGCAAGAATGTTTTACGCCTTCTGCTGCTTTGCCTTTATAGGCATGAAAACCTATTATGGCAGAAGGGATGGCAAGAATGGTATCTTTGACTATTCTGTAGACATCTTTAAGTTAGCTTTACCACCTTTCTTTAAGTATGACCTGAGCGATGTGGAATTTATTGCTGAGGCTCATGATTTGACTTGGCGAGAGATTATTGCTACCTTTACAAATGGAAGCAAGGAAGAGGCTAATAAACTCAGTGAGATCTATCTACAGACGCAGCACCATTTTGCGCCCGAACAGACTTATCACCCGACTGGTGAAGCCCAGTATGCCGGAATAGATGATTTCACCCATTCTTCAGTAGTAGGCAAGTACCGGGTATTGGAAATCTGGACAAAAGAAACCAGACCAGCCATTTGGGTTCATGACTGGGAGAGTGGAGATTGCGGCTATGCTTCTCCTGACCAGCGAGCCTTCTATGAGGAAAAGAAGCGCAAGATAGAGGAATCCAACATCATGAAAGATGAAAATGGCCTACCTGTGCTCGATGAGAATGGTGAGCCTATCTACTATGTGGACCCTTCTGAACTTAAGACCATCGAAATTAAGGATGAGGCTGAAACCTACTGGTTCAGAAGATATATCACACCGAATGGCTATCTGCTGGATGCCAGGGAATCACCATACTATGTGCTCAGGGACGGATTCAGAACCTCTATCCATCCATACACCTTCGTTGCCTATCCATGCTTGAATGGCGAGGTAAGAAGTTTTACGATGCGAGCCGAGAACAACCAGCGCACCTTGAACCATTATATGATGATGATCAACTTCATTGTAGCGAATGGTGCCAAGGGAACGATGCTTGTTGACGAGAACGCATTGAGCGAGAAACAGAGCATCGATGAAATGCAGGTGAACTATACCAAAACAGATAGTATTATCTTGTGGAACTCGAAGAATGGAGGTAAACCACCTCAGACACTGGTCAACAAGAGTATTCCGGCAGGTGTTGACTTCATGGTGAACTTTGCCAAAACGATGGCAAGCGAGGGAAGTGGTGTGCAGGGTGCTCTTCAAGGACAGCACCGGAATACCAGCGGTAAGCAATATCAGTTGGAAAGAGAATCATCATCTACCACCATACAGGACTTTGTTGAGAGTTTCAACAACTTTAAGGTACGTGTGGCCAAGAAGAAACTTTACCTTATACAGGAATTTTGTACCGATGCTGACAGCGTGAAACTGACAGGTGATGAATTTGAAATTCACTTCAATTCAGAGACCATGAGGGATATGGATTTAGATGTTTCTATCGATTTGGATGCATACAGTCCACTTATCAGAGCAGCCAACAACGATATGGCTTGGCAGATGATGGTGAGCGGCAAGATGGATCCATATACGATGCTTACGGTAGCTAACTTCCCTGGTACAGGAAGAATGAGGAAATACTTCAAGGAGCAATTGGAAAAACTAGAAGCTCTTCAGGCACAGCAAGCAGCCAATGGGCAGATGCCTTCTGACGGAGGACAGCAGACTGCAGCACCAGATACGCATCTGAAGGATTCCAGTGATGGAGCAAATGATTTGGCAGCTCTTCCTTCGGCAGCTATGTAGAAAAGAAGTTCTTAGGTAATTCATAATATTGAACGAAATGTTGTTCAGTTCTTAGATTAGATTATTTTATTTTTTAGGTTTATTAGTTTTTAAGGTAATTTAATTGTGAAGAGGAAGCCGTGATGGTCTCCTCTTCTTTTTGTTTAGTCAATACCATGTTTCTTCTTGTATATGCGTAACTTAAACATTGGGGTAGAAACTCGGTACATGTAGTATTCTTGCCATTGTTTCAACTTCTTGGCCCTAACCTTGTTGTCAGCATCGCAGCCTATGGCTCCCCACTTGGAAGGAGTGTAGTAGTAGGAGGCAGCCTTGATGTCTTCTACGTTCTTGAAGTAGCGTGTTGCCTTCCACTTACCCATCTGGACTAATCTTCGATATGCGAGCATATTCTTTCTGTTAGGATCGTAGGTCATGATCGCCATATCTTTATGCGACTGGTCGTAGAGCATGTAGAAGCGAGGCGCACCACATTCTTTATACTTGGCAATGGTTGCCTTGACTCCTTTTTGCCACATGCGTGTGGCACGGAAGAGTTCGATACGAGTGACGATAGGCTGGTAGATGGCTATGAGCATCTTACGCAGCAGGTTTGAATAACTTTGTTTCATTTTTCTTTTTACTTTTAATTATTAACTTATATGGACAGGCGATAGAATCGCCTGGAACGTTGACTATACAGGGGACGGATTTTGCTGCTGGTTAGATAGAGGTTAGCTGCCACCACCTATTCCGGCCAAATCAGCTACTACTGGTGGGCGGTTGCGGAGGCGTTCACGTTCTATCTCTGCCTTTGAACGGAATGGAACGATTTCCGGTGCTGGCATATCCTTTTCCACGTAGAGGGCAATGGCTCGCGCCATGACACGGTCATCATGCTTTCCGGCTACGGCTCCATAACAATCGTTCTGCTTGTAATAGAGGAAGTAGGTACATTCGTCTATTGCCGCAAGTTCTCGCTCCATATAGCCACCATCACGGATGATGCGGGCCATGGTCTTTACTACTGCCACCTTTGTATTCTTGTTGGTGTTGAATCCCCATTTCATTTCGATATTCTTCACCTTCTTCAGTTTGGACTGTGATGCGCTATAGAGGTTATTGTATAGAGGCAGAAGGATAGGGAAGAACAGCTCTGACTGATTACCCTCAGTATTGTTCATGCGCGAGTAGGCGGTATTGTTCTCAATGACCAGATAAGCATCATTATAGAAATGGGCAATCTGGGCGCAGCGCATGGCTAACTGATCGGCATCGCAGTGGCCATGCCACTCAGCTACGATTTCCGGAACACCACCATAGATTTCATCATAGCGGTCGAGGACTACAATATCTGAGAAGTCGGAGGTTTTATGAGAACCACCAATATCGCAGGCAACGATATACCGATTTCTGACAATCTCAGAGTTGTCTGGTCCAGCCCACACCTTCAATGGTCCGCCTGAACGCTCGATGAAGCGGATATTGTTCATACAAGCATCATCGGCAGCATCATAAGAGTCACCTTCAATGTCACCAACCATGATAGGCTCGATACCCTTGCAGTCCTCTTCCATTTCCTTCAACTTGTATGGGTCGAAGACTGTAGTACCTGAGAATAGGAAGGCTTCTACATCATCAGAAGGGAACTCCTGACGCATATCGTCAAGAGTCTCATACTCCTTGGACTTCTCAATATACCAATGGATGCCCTCGAAAGATGCGCCTTTACATTCGTAGAGCCACCAATAGTACTTACCATGACCTTGTTCGTCATTGCGATTCTTCCACAGCCAGATGGCGAAATCGGCACGTTCATCCTCGGAAGCAAATGGCAATATATATTTTTCAATTTCGAACCATGCCACGAAGACAGGAGTAAATGCTGACAGAGGTTTTCCGTCTTTGTCTACTGAGTTTGCGGCTACCCAGGCATCGTGGAACTCGTTTTCTCGTCCGTTAGGCGTTGACTCTCTGACGATGAATGTTAAAGGATCTGGCTGAATAGATGATGATGCAGCCTTGATCACCTTAGCCGGAGTCCACTCTGTGGTGTTAGGGAAGAAGGCTTCCTCTGTGATATGAGCAAGGGCAGCATCACCGGAGCGGCATGATTCTGGGTTTCGTGCAGAACCAGTCTGTATCTTGCAATTTCGTGGAATCAAATACTTGATATTCTGTATGGTTCCAGATGTCTTGATTTTGCGAGGGTCGTTCTTGAATGGTACACCAATGTCGTAGAAGAGCCATGTAGGAATGGCATTAATTAACTTCTCGTACATATCGAATACCTGTGTGGCAGATGAAGACTGGTGGCCAACGATATTACTATTCCAGTTTGTCTTCCAGAAGATCTGTAACCATGCCATATAGATGTCGGTAAGGGTAGAACCACCCCATTGGCGGCACTTCAAGAGAATGACACGGATATAGTGGTACTGACTGTGAAGGCGTAACTGTTCGAAGACCTTGGCTAGTTTGATCTGGGCATTGCGAAGAAGAAAAGGTATATCCTCACCACCATCCTTATTCTTGATTCGGGCATAGGCATAGGCGAAGAAATAGAAATCGTGCTTACAGCGCAGGCGTATGAGGTAACGGAAAACAGCATCGCGAGCCTTCTCTTGGTCGAAGTCTGGCATGTACTTATCGCAAAAGGTCTCTATGGATCCACACTTGATGATGGCGCAGAACTTCTTTTCCTTCAACATTTCTACCGGTAGCCAGAGCTTCTTTCCATTCAGAAAATCAGTGATGACGCATTCGAATCGAAGTCCAGGGGCATTCTCTCCAGTAATGGGACGATAACTAGCGAGGAGACTTTTGAGTCTTCTCTTATCTTCTTCAAGAATCTCTTTGAGCTTCTTATCAGAAATCTGCTGCTGAGGTCGAACCTTTAAGGAGGATTTTGCTACTGGCATTCGTTATATATAATAATGTAAAGTGTTGAATGTCAAATGTTAAGTGTGTTGACATGTCGGATAAATCTCTCTGCCTTAGCATAAATGAAACCTAAACAGAATAGGACTATGTGGAAGATACCAGCTATGTAAGGGAGAAGGAAACCTATAGCCATACCGAGCATCATCTGCCAGAAGTAGATGCGGTGATACCGATAATACCATTGCGCAGAGAATCCCATGAAGAAAGAAATCAATACGGATGCACCCAATACAGGTAATGCCGGATAGTATATGAACGACAACAACACGGAGCAGAGCCATGCTGCCAGTAGGCGATGGAAGCGGAACTGATGATGAACCATCAATATGCACCAGCCGTTGATACCCCAGTGTATAAAGTTGGCATGACCAAACATATAGGCGAAATGGGTGTATAATGGCGATGATGGAGACACAGCCAGCGAGGCATGAAGCGGAATGATGAAAGCCATCAGGAGGATGATGAGAAGTGTAATATATAATGTACGCATAATGGAAGTGATTTATCGAGTTATGAATGATGTTTTCTTATTGCGGAAATAATTGTTTATTTTCATCTGTATGTAGCGTGGAGCCATACCCAAATTGGGCGCAGGAAGATTCAGGCATACATACACAAGATTTTTGGTATTGTATGACTTGTATTGATCCATTTTCCGGAGACGCAAGAAATCCTGATAGAAATCTTCAAAGAGTTTTTCTTTCTGGGCTTGGTATTTGCCGAATTTAGGCTTATCCCCCTTGATGCGTTTACATACATACCGATAGGCTGTGCTATCGGCAAGATAATAGCAAGAGGTAGGCATCTTGGCGATGTAATCGCATATCTTAGCCATGGTGGTAGGATATTCTACCATCCTCTTGGCCTTGCGAAAGAGCAGATACATTTCTTGGTCTCTTTTAAGGTAAATTTCGGATATGGAATTTAGATGTTTCATACCAACAAAATTAATTCATCAAGATGCAGAACTTAACACAAGGTTATGCGAAATTTTCCTTAATTTAGCACACAAATATTAAAAATGAATATTTATGGCAAAGGAAACTATTGATAATCAGAAAGTTAAGTCAAAGCGAGATTCTTTCAGAGAGCGTCTTGCTCAGCGTTATCCGGACTTGAATATGGACGATGATGAGGCTGTTTATGGTCAACTTTCGACCGATTACGACCAGTATGACCAGAATAAGCAGAAAATGGATGACTTCAACAAAATGTTGCAGGAGAACCCTCATGCTCCAAGTCTGGTGACAGGTCTTATGACCAAGAAAAATGCCGATGGCAGCGACTTCAATTTTATCGATTTCATTATTGATGAAATGGGGCAGGACTATATTGATGCCATCAATGGTGACGAGAAGGCTAAGGCACGCTTGAAAGCTAGCGAGAAAGAGAAACTTGAAGCCAGCGAGAAACTTGCAAATGGCAATGAGCAACTTGCTGCCAATATGAAGCTGGAAGATGCCGAACTTGACGCTGCTATTAAAGAAGCGAAATTGAAGCCTGAGGCGATTACCGATTTGATAGAATGGATTTACAAGCGTAGCGATGATGGCGAGGATCACGATGATGATGGTTTCGTATGGCGTGCAGCTCGGTATGACTTGAAAAAGGAAGACTTCTTGCGCCTCTTCCAAATTAAGGACTTCGACAAGGCTGTGGCTGATGCCGAGGAGCGAGGCTACAAGCGTGGCAAAAACGAGAAGATAGACCAGCAGAAACAACTGCATGATGGCAAGCAGGGCGGCAAGAAGAACATCAACATCGATGGAGGCGGTGGTGCACCATCACTTCCAAAGGAAAAGAGCCGTACAGAACAGGTGTACAGCAAGATGATTGGAATGTAGAATTAGAAATTTATAATTAATAATTTTAAATGTATCGATTATGAAACAGTTTAAGAAATGGTTTGGTTTCATGATGGCGATGCTCGTCATGATCCTTAGTGGTGGAAGCTCTTATGCGATGGCAGAAAATCCTCCTGCTGTTCCAACAGGTGAAGGTGGTGGTGGCCCGACTGGTCCTACAGATGGTCCTGGTGTTGGTGGTACTGGTCCTAAATGGGCAGCTGCTAGTCAGGAGCAGCAGGAAAAAATGGGAAATTGGGACTACTATGTAGCACATGTTAACCCGACCGTGGTAGAAATGAAATTGGAGAGTTGCCCTATTGATCAGATTCTTCGAGCTTCGAAACGAATGACTCCTGTTGACAGCAACCGCATCGAGTATTATTCCATCGGTCAGCGACCAATCAAAACCAAACTAACTGAGAAACTTGCTAAAACTACAAATGGTGGCTCAGTGACATTTAAGGTAGAAAATCCTACTGTGTTTGGTATTGGTGACATTATTATGGTTAACGACATGTTGGGTTATGATGATAATGGTACCGACAGAAGCAAGATGATTCCTCTGCAGTTGCGAGTTACGTCTGTTGACAACGATGGTAATCCAACCTGTTATGCACTGAATGGAAAAAAGAATGCATCACGTGGTAACAGAGACATTCCTGAGGATATTGCCATTGGAACAGTAGTGATGCGACTTGGTAGAGCCGCTGGAGAAAAGGAAGTTGAAACAGGTAGTTACTATTCTATGCCTGACAAGAGCTTCCAGTATTGCCAGCGATTCATCATGCAGGTAGAGGAATCTCTTATTGACCGTATGATGAAGACCCAGGTTCAGTGGGACTTCACCAGACAGGAGAAAATGGCGATGGACGATATGCGTCAGGGCCAGGAGTTGAGTGGTCTCTTTGGCTATCGTTCTCAGTCGAATGGTGGAAAAGATGTCGGTATGGTATACACTATGGGCGGCATCTTCTGGGAAGCTGGAAAGGATTTGCAGATAGGTCACTGGGAGCCAAAGATGCAAAGGAACGATAAAGGCGATCTTGTTCCTGTAACAACGAAGGTAAAGGTTACGAACTCTGATGATGGTACAACTGAGGTTGTGAAGCAGGTATACGAGTATGTAATCAGCGAGAAAGAATTGACTCAGTTTATTGCTGCTATGTTGAAGGGTGCAGGTAACTCCAGCCGTACCAAACTCCTCTTTGTTGACAACTTGATCTATCAGGCATTTGCTAACCTTCGCTCTAACAAGCGTATCATTACCCAGACAGAAAAGGACTATCAGGGGTGGAAACTTGACTTCGAGAAATTTGAGAGTATGGGTACTAAGATTCTGATTTATCGTCACGATGCTTTTAACTCCTGGGGTATGGATGGTAGAGCTTTCTGCCTGGATGCTCGTTATCTGGATAAGTATGTATTCGGCACATGGACCAGAAATGAGTTTAACGCTAAGGATCTCTTGATTCGTAACACAGCAGGTGTTGTGATGGAGGAGTATAGCTGCTGGGTACTGACCTTCCCTGATGCTCATGCGCGTGTAGCCAGACCAGTCTTCACTGGTGATGGAGTGACCGATGAGGAGATTTTGGAGGCAGCGTAATAATCGTATAGGAAACTGATAGTTTTCTACATATATCAATCTTGGGGATAGTTGAGGCTAATGCAGTCTCACTATCCCTTCTCACCATAAACACAAATAGATATGTATAGATTTGTAGCTAAGAGCATGCTCATTTTTGTGGTGACTCTGCCGAGCGGACTGATCAAGAACATTGAGTTTGAGCGGTGTGGCAACGATGCCTATTCGTACATTACGGATAACAAGCAGGTGGCAGAATGCATCAGGAAACATCCTCTTACGAAGGCAGGCCGTATCATTGATGAGAGCCAGCCGGAAGAGATTCAGCAACAAAAAGAAGAGCAGGTGAAGGACGAGAATGCCCTTCATTTCGAGAACATCACCAAGGCCAAGAACTATCTCCAGAAGACCTATAAGGTGGATGTAAGGAAACTGAAATCACCTCAGAGTGTGAAGGAGAAGGCTAAAGAGTTGGGTGTGGTGATTGAGTTTTAGTCTATAATTTTTAGTTAATAGGTTTCTTGCTTATGGAAGTTCTTATGAGTGACCTTGTGAAGGATATGCGCATAGCTATGGACGAAGTGATCCATGATGAGGTGAATGACATCATTACGGATGATTCGGACACGGAAATGAAGCAAGCCATTGAAACGGCAGCACAACAGATTCTGCTGCAAGCACCAGCGCAAATGATTCTCCCCAAAAGAGTGGAAGTTTCGCTGAATGAAAGTGGCAATCAAGATTATGATGCCATCCAAACACAGTTTACAGATGGTCATGGATGCCTGACAATTCCTGACGATTGGCTGCGACTGGTAGAACTGAAACTAAAAAGTTGGCAAAGCACGCTGACGATGCTGATGGAACCAGGCAGCAAGGAGGCTCAGATGCAAGCCTCCCGGTGGACCAGGGGAACGCCACAGAAACCAAAGGGCATGATTACCACATCGCCAACTACAGGAAAGCGAGTGCTGATGTACTGGACTGCCGGAAGGTATGATGCCAACCATGCACCTGTTGGAGCTGTATATGATCATGAGGTTGAACTGTTCACGTATATCCCTTATCAAAAGTTAGAGGATGTGTTTTCTACTGATACTGGGCATGAAAACGAAGTGACCGACCAGAAGATTATCCTTTCCCTTACAGATGAATGCAAGAAATATCTTATCTATCGTGCCATCAGCATCTTTCTGGTAAGTAAGAAGGAAAGCGATTTGGCAGAAAAGTATAACCAACTATCTCAAATATAATATTTTATGACTAACGATATTAATAAAGAAGATCCTCATTACAAGGGAGAATATGGCAGCATCTATGAGGTGAACCGAAAGTTCCCTACTGGTGGTGTGGCCGGTGACTTTGTGGTGATAGACGGTTGGGCTCATTACTGGAATGCAGACAGAGGAACTTGGTGTGTAAATGCCAAGAGGGATAGCTATTGGGACGAGTTGATAACAAATATCATAGAAAAGTTTAAACTCGTAAGATGTGCTACGTATATGGGCGTGGCTAGTCTTGACACTGTGCCTACAAAAGTTATTGATGCCAAAATGTATTATTTTGCGACCGCCGCTGGTACGTATAAAAACTTTGATAATCTCGTAGTTCCTCAGGGCATCAATGTACTCTATTCTGAGAATGGCAGCAGCTGGGTAAACACAACCTTGCTGGAAGTGGCTCAGGAGTTGGGCGTGAGCACCAATAAGGTTGTAAGCCAGAAGACCTTGAATGATGCATTGGCTAAGAAGTTCGACAAGGAGAGTGTTGTTCAGGAATCAGGAGAAGCTGAGGATAAGGTGATGAGTCAGAAGGCTGTTAGTGACAAACTCCGCGACTTATCATCCACTATCAACGAAATCAAGGAGAAAGCTAACACCGCCTCTACTGGTGCAAGCAATGCGTTAAAAAAGGCAGAGGCGGCAAACAAAACGGCAGAGGCAAACAAACAGGCTTTGACTACCGCTACGTCCGATATTTCTACATTGAAGAAAAAAGTAGATGACATCCCTGCTACTATCACGAAGTTCGTGAATATGACGGAAGCAGCTTACGAGGCCTTGGAAACAAAGGACCCCGACACCTACTATATGCTTACGGAGGAATAGTCTATGATCAAGTTAGGAAATAAAGAAATCTCTGCTATCAGGTTAGGAAGTAATGTGATTTCGGCAGTGTATAAGGGAAGTGTCCTTATTTGGCAAGCTATCAGAAGTTGTTTCGGCAGCGGATGGTGGGTAAATGAGAAACCTTGGATTGATGATGAAACTTGGAAAAATTAATAAAATATGGCAACAGAAAAAATAGATAAGGAAATACCTGACCTCAATACCGATTGGGGAGGTTACTTGGGTAAATGGGTACAGAAGCTCATCAAGGACAACTTGATTTCCCTAAAAGATGGGAAGTTCGGTTATATTGACCAAGAGGTAGTGCCGGAGGGAAATAATTCGCACATCTATTGGAGGTTCTTTTCCGACGAGAATAGTTATCGTGAGTGGTATAATGACAAGGATAAGTATGCCGATAACGTCAAACAGTCGTATGACTTTGTTACCGCAAAGGCTGAACTCCAGTATATCCTGCGAACATCTATGGTAAAGAGACCTAATGATGTCATCGTAAAGGGAACAGAGTGTGTCGCAACCATCAATTACAATAGTTACTACGGAGAGCCTTCCGAAAAGGATGAGACAAGCGGAACTCTTGTGGTATCAGTAAATGGCGTTGATATTCCGGAACTGAAACAGACACTTGAAGCTTCTGGTACGGCAACTGGTAACAATTATAATGTTGATCTGACCAACTATCTTGTGTCAGAGACGAATACGGTAAAGATTACTGTGGCGAATACGCATGGCCAAAGCAGAACTTTCTCTTTCAGTATCAGAACGGTATCTATCAACCTCTCTTTTGATGCGAGTTATGTAGAAACTGCCGTAAGGGATGGAAAGTGGTCTTTGCGTGTGAATTGTCAGGGTGCGAATGCCACCGTCTATTGTAAGGTAAGCAATGGTAATGGCAGTGAAACCATGACTAAGACCATCAACAACTCGTCGGGTGAGTTTGTTATTGATTCAAAAGGTACTTATCTTGCGGGTAAGCATGAAATTGAAGTATGGGCAGTCAATTCAGAGTATGGCATCACAACAGACAAGATACGAACTTCCTATATCAAGAAGGGCAATACTCCTGCCATCGCTATAGGAAAAGACGCTCCTGTATCTGCTACCCAGTATTCCACTATTCAAGTACCTTATTATTTCTACCTTCCTGACAATGAGATTGGCTCACAGGTTGCAATCGAAATCAAGGTATTGTATAATAACAATACAGAGGAACTTGTTCTGACGGACCAGTTATGTACCGTAGATGATAACCATACATCAGGTGAGACACCTTTAAAGGCTACTGTACCGCTGGATTTAAATGATTATGCTCCAAAGATTAGCGTAGTCATATCCGTCGGTGAGGTAACTGCAACCCATGATGTAACAATCAAGGGTGCAGGAGTTACCTTGCAGCCGGTCAGCGAATGCAAGGTATATTACTCGATGAAGGGTAAGACTAACTCCGATAAGGGTATTGAGAACTTGGAGAGTTATTATGAAGGAGTAAGAACTTCCTATCTGGAGCGTTCTGCCAACTTTAAGTTGAATGCCTATAACGGATTCCTTGATGGAAAAGGTATGACCATCGGCGCTGGAAAGCATGTCACACTGAAAGACTGGCAACCATTTGCAGAGAACTTCGGTGTAAGTGGAAACAGGAAGGGAAGAGCCATTGAGATTGAGTTCGAGACAGGTATCTGTTCTGATGAGAATGCAGTTATCGTAGATTGCATGGATGAGACAACTGGTTTCCGCATATACGCTAACAGAATCGAGGTAAAATGTTCTACGGATAGTGTAATGACTTACTATCCTGAGACCAAGCGAATGAAATTCTCTTTGTCTATTGATGGAACTACTACTCATACGGTCAACAATCTTGGTGGTGGTGATGCAACAGAGAAGGACGTGAACTTGGCTTATCTGTGTCTGAATGGTGTATGCGTAAGAATGTTCGATTATTCTAACGCTAACTGGAAGCAGGGAACTCCAAAGGATATAGTCATAGGTTCGGATATGGCACAGGTCATCCTCTATTCTATAAGAGGATATGAGAAATCCATCAACCCTTATCAAGCCTTGGATAATTTTGCTTACGACACACCAGATGTTAATGATGTGTATGATAGCAACGGAATCTTTGATCATTACGGAAAGATTAACCTCGCCAAGCGCAACGATATTCTCAACAGCAGTGGCAATATTCATAACCCTGATGAGATTATATCCTATGAGAAGGTGAAAAAGGCGTTACCTCAATCCCCTATCATCGTATGGAATATCGACAACTTGCCTTACAACAAGAACAATGATGATGTTCCTATCAATGGTACGACCTTTGAAAATCCACTCTGGAATAAGGCTACTGATGGATGGGCGCAAGCTCCTTTCACCGTAGGCGCACACATGTTCAATGCCGATGGTACATCGTCTAATGGTTACCCTCTGCCATACAAGAATTTTGCCGAGATTTTTGAAACTGGCAATGGCGATTCTGTAAATATTGTTGTAGGATTGGTTGGTGAGACAGAGAACCATACTCTTTACTCCATTACTATTGGTGTAGAGACTGGTGAGAAGGAAATGGTTCACAAGGTAAACTTTGCTTCATCTGAAGGTATCTTCAATATTCATGCCATGAATATGTACCAGCAGATACTTCTTGCTTGTGCTAAAGGTAATGAATCGCTCTATACTGCCTATCAGAAAGAACAGGCAGATTTAGGTAAGGCTGTAACATACAGGAAGTCACTTAGTGGATTCCCTGAGATAGGATTCCGAAGAACCTCAACAAGTGGAACTGCTGCGCCTACCTTCCTCAGCATATATAATTTCATCAATAACAAATATTCTGCGTCTTTCCTTGGCTTCCCTGCAAAGGACTACATGAAGGCTCAGATATGGGAGATAGATGAGAATGTCAATATGTTCAATCAGGAGGCTGGAGACTATAGCGTTGATGGTGATTCATTGCAGAGTAGTGTGCTGACTGGTATTCCACTTTACTATGCGAGAGTACCAAAGAAGTCACCTGTCAATAAATCAAATAAACTGGGTGTAGCAAAGAAAACTACGGACAACATAGATGCTGCCAACCAGGAGCTTGCGGTAATCAAGCGTTTCCATAACTGGGTAGTTTCCACGAATGTACTCCTTGCTGAGAGATACAAGCGTGAGAATGGTGATTATGCAACACTTGAAACTCCAGTAGTCTATAATGGAACTACCTATAAGAAGGATAATCCTGCATACAGACGTGCAAAGTTTACAATGGAGACAAGTACATACCTGAGACTTGATAGTGCGATATTCTATTTCAACTTCTGTCAGTGGATTATCGGTATGGATTCCATGGACAAAAACATGAGTTTAGCATTTGATTCAATAACTTGGAATGAAGAATAATTATGGCAAAGACGGTAAAAGAAGCTAAGGCTGATATATTTCTGAGGGACACAGACAGCCAGTCCCTTTTTAATAACTCTGGTGTGTTATCATTCAAATACTACCATGAGTGGAATGACTGTTACAATCAGGTAACAGGTGAGACTGCACAGATTGCTGGCGAGGTCTATGATGAAACAACGAACTCATACAAGCCTAATTGTCCGGAAGGTTTCTCTCCGGTATTCAATGGCAGACTGTCTGCCTTGTGGGATAATATTGTAAATTGTTTCCCTAACGAGGTGGAAGCGATGTATGCCAAGATGAGAGGAAATGGTCTTACTTATCAAGACATGCTCACAAAGTATAAGGATTTTTGGAAGTATTGGTGTGAGAATCTGTATAACGCAGATGCCTTCGGTTATGCTAACACCAACAACTTTACAAAGGCTTATGGCGATAAGGTGCAAGTGATGGACTACTTCTACGGCAAGCGTCAGAGATACCTTGACAGTAAGTATCATTGTGGCTCGTCTGTTGGCAATAACCTACGCTTGCGTTTATATGAAGTTGGTAGGGGCTTTGCCATCAAGCACTACCAAGCCATCTATTGTACCCTACAGTGGGGTGTAGGCAACTTTGATGATCATCGTAATATCAAACCAGGCTCTTATTCTTATATGCCATTCAAGTTCTCTAACCCACAGGATGCAACCTTCGATATTGATGATGCAGACCTTATCACAGAGTTATCAACCTATGCCAAGGGGAGCAATGGAAATTACACCATCTATGGCTTAGAAGGTCTTGGTGACTTTAAGTTCGACCTCAATATGGGCTTATTAAAAAGGCTCACAAAGTTTGTCATGAACTATACCGCATCCAAGCCAAACACAAGGGAGACAGGAACGAGTTTTGACCTCAGTAACATGGGTATGCTGAGACAGGTGATTGTCAGGAACGTGAAGAACCTGAAAAAGAGTATCATCTTATCCTCTGACCTATTACAGGAGATTGACTTCACCAATACTCCTATTACAGGTGTAACGACACCTCCTACTGATATGCTCACAAAGCTGGTATTGCCTGACACTATTACTGAGTTACATCTCAAAGGCTACTCCAATTTATCAGCTGACGGAATGACTATAGGTTCTTATGCTAATATTAAGTATTTGGACTTTGAAGATTGCCCTAATTTGGATAGCTATGCAATTTGCAAGGCTTGCTTTGATGCCAACAGCCCTTTAGAAGAAGCAACCGTTAAGGGTGTAAACTGGTCAGTAGATAACATGAATGTCCTTATGTGGCTTGCTGACAAGGGCGTAAAATTGCAGGGAAAGATTGTATGCACAGCTAAGGTTACAATGGATCAAAAACGAAAGATGCTGAATGCTTGGGGAAAAATTGATAACGAGGGTAACAGTCTGTATATCTCTTATGAGAAGGTCGCTATTAAGAGTGTATCAATTGTCGGAAAGAAAAATTTCGGTGAAAAAGGAGATTACTCTTTAATGCTAAGGACTTATCCAACCACAGGTAATGACTTCACATCTGCAAGGTGGAGTATAAGCGAGAATAGCTTCGCTACAATAGAAAAAGATACTGGTGTTATACATGTCAACAAAGTCGGGTCTAAGGAGAATGGTGATAAGGCTACGGTATATCTGGAAGTTGAGTTATCAGATGGAAGTACAGTTAGTGCAGAGAGTGAGATATATTTTTACCCTTATCAGGCACAGCTGGGTGACTATGTATTTGCCGATGGAACATACGGCAGTGACCTGAGTCTATCAGATTCTACCCCTATCGCTGTCATCTTCTATATCGAGCCGAAGAAACGTGAATGGGCGATTGCGGTAGCATTAAAGGATTATGGTTCGAGAGTATGGGGACTCTGGAATAGCACTGATGCTAATAATGGTATGAATGGTATCATATTAGGTAGTAATAATAACTATAATGTGTATAATCTGCCATTGTTACAGGATTACACTTACGGAGAGAATGTATCTGACTCCACGATGCGTGATGAGAGTAATACCGCTAATGATGGGTTCAAGGAATATACTGTCTTGAATAACATCAGTGACATCGGTTTTGAGAAAATTACGCAGAGTATGTGTGACATCAATGTAGGTCATATTACTCTTGGTGATTACTTTGACCGTGTAGGATTGCATGAGAACGACATGATTGCTCGTGGTCAGCTTAATACCCTCAAGATTATTGCTCACAGAGACTACATCTTGCAAGACAGCAATGTAAACTTGCCTATACCAAAGGCGACACCTACGCAAACTCTTGCACAAAGTCTTGCGGAATGTATCAAGAGTGTTCAAGCCGAACATGGCAATGCGCAGAAGTATCAGCAGTACTACTATCCAGCCGCAAGCTATTGTAATGCCTATGTTCCTACGCTTGATAATGATACAGAAATGTTAGCAGAGCCGTTTACTGAGGGTCATTGGTTCTTGATGTCTTCCGGAGAGATGGCAAGATGCAGTTGGTATGTAATGAAGGGATACAATCTCGGTGTTGCGAATAATATCTTTGCTCAGGCGAAGGCAGATTTTCGCTTCGAGGTATTCTCGAGCAAACCGTACTGGATGTCTTCCGAGATGTCTGATAACAAGTCTTGGTGTATGAATCCTGTTTCTGGGGTTCTTGGCTGGTTCGGCAGCGACAAGACCTTGAGTATAACGTTGAGGGCGGCTGTCGCATTCAAGCTGTAGGGCTTGAATCCTTCTTGGTTTTAATCAATAAGATTTTAAAAATGTATTAAATGTCAATTAATCAAAATGGAAATTTATGGATAACGAGTTTATGAATGAGTCACAGATTGTGATAGGCAATGACTGTGGAAGATTTGTGGTGAGCGTAAAGGTGGAAGTAGGAAGCGAGGATATGGTCACGCTGCCCGTAGCCGTATGGAACTATGGGGCCATCGTATCAGCCCTCATCAGACATAAGTACTCAGAAAGTGAGGTAGAGGCAATAGTCAGCAACTCTCTTATGCTTATGCAGAATCCTTCAAGCGTAAGTGAGGAGGAATCCAATGAGAAGATGAATGAGTTCAATGAGTTTCAAGAGTACAGAGAGAAGTGCAAGGCAAGAGCCAAAGAACTTCTTGCCATCGGTGAGACAATGGGGATAAAGGAAATATAGTTCTGAGTATGATGAGAAATATATTAAAAGTAAACAAGCGAGACTGGATTGGTCTTGCTTGTTGGCTGCTTATCAGCATATTGATAGGTATTCTTGCTTTGCCAGTAATGGTAGGTAGAGAGATTTATCAGTACAAGCACTACCATTTGGCAAAGTTTGAGTGGGAAGATATTGTGAGGTATTCCGTAGTAATCTTACTCGGTAGTATTATTAATTACTTAATTTTAGATTCATTATTATGAGACAGATAAAAAGAATTTTCGTTCATTGTACCGCTTCTTCTCAGAAGTGGGGAGTTAAGGAACTGTTGGCAGAGTTTAAGGCGAAGGGTTGGAGAAATCCAGGCTATCACAAGGTGGTAACGGAAGATGGTGTTGTGCATCAGTTGTTAGACATTAGTAAGGTTAGTAACGGCGTGCAGGGCTACAACTCTACTGCTATCAATATTGCATACGTGGGCGGTATTGATAGCAAAGGTAAGCCTATCGACAACAGAACGGAGGCTCAGAAGGTAGCCCTGAGAAACCTCTTGAAAGAGTTGCGCGCGCAATTCCCGCAGGCGATAATAATGGGACATCGTGATATTTGGGGGAGTGATACAAGAAAATGGAAGAAATGGTGTCCTTGTTTCGATGCAAAATCGGAATATAAGGATATAGAATAATGATATACGAATAATTTGCTTACAGATTGTTACTTTTAGCAATGTTTAACTTTGAAATTTTACTCAAAATGAATTGATTTGAGCAAAAAATTGTAATTTTGTCAAGAACGTCAATTAACTATAGACAAAAGGAGGTATTTCAATGACAGAAGAACAAAAAGACGAAGTCCATCGGTTAGTTCAATCAGTCGGTGTTGTACAGTTGTCAAGAGTAATGTTTAAGGACATGG